GTAGTATCGGAACCATTGATTACCCATCGCACCATAAAGTGAGTTGAGCAGAATCTTAATCGCCATCTGTTGACTATCACCCTGAGCGATCTCTCGTTCCAGACGGAACTTCTCGATCTTAGCGGACGGATCTAAGTTAACCTTAGCCTGTTTGTTCGCCAACATTTGTTTCTTGATCGTGACACGTTCTTTGTAGAAAGCATCAATGATGTTGGGTAACGCACCTTGGAATGATGTATCAAAGTGAATACCAGCGGCACTCATCGCAGAGTTGGGAATAGTGTTTGGAGTATTGGTATCATCCAGACAACGATCCACATCAACTCCAGGAGTCACACCATTGATAATCGTATCAGGACCCATGTTCAACTGGATAATGATAGATGGATACAGTGAGTTCAAGTCAAAGGAAACAACCCAGTCGTATTTCCCAGGAATAGGTTCCTTGACGTATGCGCCTGGATACTCGGACTTTGGTGTATCTTTGTTGGGAGGGATTGCGATATTAGATTCTGCAAGTCGACGATAGATAATAGTATCCCAGATCGCAGTAGTCCCGAGTGTATCAACGTAATTGACACCACCCTTATATGCCAGAGTGAACGCAAGGTTCATCAGACCAGTCTTCACATCAATACCATCAACCAGCCATACATCTCGGATGTTATAGTCGATAAACTTCTGATGATCTGTCTTATATAATGTGAATAGATTACCGTCAAATTGCAGTTTACGTTCACCGCAGATAACCTGAGCGATATGATCTAGTCGGTTGGATTCTTGTTTACCATATGTCTGAACACCGAACTTCAAGAACAAGTCCAGATAGTCCAACTGTTGGATACCTACTAAGTCGTATGCATTGAGTCGTTTACCCTTCAGAGTAATCTCGCGATGTTGAACCATCTTCCAAGGTGACATCTTCTTTGCATTGTCTTCACCCAACATGATGTTGATACGATTGACCAAGTATGGGATATCAAACATCCGGACGTTCCAACCAGTGACAACGTCTGGTGTCAGATTAGGTTGAGTCCAATATGCAAGGAAAGATTTGAGCAGTTCTGTTTCATTGGCGCACTTTAGATATTTAACTTCACAGTCTGCCAACTGATCCTTCATCTCAGACTTGTCAAGACTCCACTCACCAGTACCCCATACGAAGTAAGTGTTTAGAACACTGTTCTTCAATGCGATTGCGGTGACCGGATGCTTCGCTTCATCTGGTTCGGGAAACCCATCATCCGACTCAACCTCAATGTCGATATTGCAGACATTGATCTTGGTAGAATCGAATGGGATCTCCCGCCCAGGGAAGAAGTCGTGAATGAATTGGGAAATGTAGTTGGTGTTGCCGTAGATCTTAAAGTTCTCTACCTCACCATAGTTACTGATGAACTCTTTTGCAGCTTTCATATCCTCGAATTGCATCGGGGATACAGTTTGCTTGTCTAGAGTTGTCCAAGTACCCTTTTTGTCCGGGACGTACAACGTCGGTTGAAAGGGGACTTTCTTGTGGATGCGTTTGCCATCCATATACCCACGATACAAAATAGAGTTGCCATAACGGGCAACATTTGTAAAAAATTCCAAAACAAACTCTCCATAACAATTAAATTACATTATAACACATATGATGTTAATATGCAAGTTTTATGTTACGATAGAAGTTGGAGGGGTAATAATCTTGGAGTGGATAGAACGATACTGTTCTGCGAGTTGGGGATGTGGTTCGACAGTAAATGCGATGTAATCTGCCTTGATAGCCATACCATTGGTTTGAGCGTATGGCATCCATGGAGCGAGTCCGATGTTGCGATCTTCAGTTGGAATGATTACCGTAGGGTCCTCGACTCTAACTTGCTTCTCGTCTTGGGAAATAATTGTACAGAGAATTTCTTCACCGCTATTCAATCTCATTAATTTAACGTCACTCATCAAATTCATCCTTTAGTAAATGTTTATGTAATATGTATTCAATATAGAGATTAGCATCTAACTCATCAGTGTACGATCGAACAATAGATTCGCCCGTAGCTTCATTATACATGCATACGAGTATGTTCTCCGTTCCGAGAACAGATACTCGTACTAGCCAGTTTCCTCGCTGAAGGGTTTCGAAAGAAAGTATTCTCATATTTAATGTTACCATTATAACACACTTTCTTATTTATGTAAAGTATTACTTCTGAAGCATAATCTCTTTAGCTAAATCGTGACGACCGAGTCTGACGAATTCTGCAGCAGCTCTAGAGCGACCAATACATTCAAAGAACTCTACGATAGATAGTAGGATATTTTTAATCATACTGACCATCCTCCGTTCTTCTGAGCATATACACGTGCCCAATGCTCAACGTCTGCAGCGGTTTGTGGGTTCTTGCTCACAATGAATTCTTCCACGGAGTTTCTCTGAGCAAATAGTTTGTCGATTAGTTTTTTAATAGTAGTTAGCATTTTTATCCTCGTAAGATATACGTTAAAAATCCCATCGGATTTTGTCCGATGGGAGTATAGTGAGTGTGTTATTTACTTGGTTGATTGAACCAAGCTTCCCACTCTTCATCTGAAACAGGCCACATGATTAGTCTTTCTTAGATACGAAAGAATAAAGTTCTGCAGCCTTTTTCATCATTTCTTCAGTTGAATAAGGTTTCAGAGCAGCTTGCATTTCTTCCGCTGTCTTTTTACCTTGATCAAACATCTGTTGGGTGAACATATAGTTCATTTCCCATTGACGATCCATATAGTCTTTAGCCATATGGAGCATTTCTGTGCGGATTTCGAAGGGATTTTTATTAGACATGATCCACCACCTTTCTGTTTGCAGATTTCATGTTTTCAGCGGTCTTCTCAACAAGAGTGGTCGCTTTGGTCATGTTATCTTTAAAGAAAGAGTATGTGTATGCGTTGAATGCCTTCTCATAGGTTTTCCAACCTTCGACTTTAAGGTCGATGAAAGAGTCAACGAAATCTGCGTTATGCTGCGCAACAGCTTTTAATGTGAACATAATGTTCTCCTGTGTGTAGTGTATTGGGACTGAATTGGGGAGCAGTCCCGTCTCCCCTCATAATGTATTTAGTCCTAGGGTTAACCCTTATTCACTTAAAAACTCAACCTTTTTTGAAGTTTTTTTAAGTTTCTTTGAGTCATCACTCGAACTATTGATTTCAATCTTACGAGGTTTCTTAGCTTCTGGAATGATGTGTTCCAAATGAATACTCAACATACCATGTTCAAGGTTTGCTCCATTGACAAATACATCATCGGACAGAACGAATGCACGTTCAAACTCTCTTGCGGCAATGCCGCGATGTACAAACTGTGGACCATCTTCTGAGGGTTGATTAGAAATCTTCCCTTGAACGATAAGTTGATTGTCCTTCACCTCAATGATAATATCTTCTTCACGGAAACCAGCTACTGCAATTTCTACAGTATAGTAGTCACCATCTTTTAGAATATTATAAGGGGGATAGTTTGTCGAGAGTGTTCCCTGAGCTGCATTATGTACACGCCACATGCGATCAAATTGATCTTCCATGCCTACATGTAGTTTACGAGAACGTTCGATTAGAGTTGCCAGGTCGGCGCTATTGAATGTCATGCTTTAGTCTCCTTTAAAAGCGAGTAAGTTAATGTGGATACCCCGAAGGCATATCCTGATAGTGGTGAGGGTTGATTAACGTGAGTTACCCTCTTCTCACGTTTTTATTTATACTTGATCAACACTTTTTCTAGTGTTACCGATATTATATTTTGGACAAAGTTCCCACTGATGCTTCTCTTTATGAGAAATAACTTTGATCTGTCTTAGTGGTGCTTTATCTTTAATGACATCAGACGATACAATGTTGATTAGGCCCCAATCGCTCAACAAGGTAGCAATAGCATTCCTACGTTGAACATCATTCAACATCAGGTTAGAAGGTTTACAATCCAACAGAAACAGTTCTTTGAAATGTACAATGAAGTACCGACCCTGTTTGTGTAAGATATGACAAGACTGATATAGTTTATTTTCTTTGTGTGAAGCGACACCAATTCTAGTTAGAGTCTCTCGCACTTTTAAGAAATCATCTGGTTCATTCAGAGTGATCTCCAACATAGAAGCTGGAGTCCATCCCTGTATTTCATAGTTTTCGTTTAGTTGTTCCACCTTTGTACACTCGCAATCTCAATTCGTTAATCTGTTCATCATCTAGAAGGGTTAGTGCTACTTTGGCTTTCTCATTACTGTATCCATAGTATTCTTTAACCACTTCGATGTCTTTTGGGTTATCCGCTTTCGCCCACTTGGAGAAGCGTTTTCCCTTACGAATAGTATTTAGTAAAAAATGAAATTGCAATTTACTATCTAAGTGATGATGAATGTTCATCTCATTGGCGAGTAGTGTGGTCTCCGGAAAATATGAAAGGGAACGATTGACCATATAAGAGGAATATGATTTCTCCTCCAGATCATCAACCATGATATCGACTTTGGTTTGATTGATCGCATTGACATAATCGAATGGACTACTCATGATGTCCACTCCGTCGCAGCCTCAACCGCATCAGTATATTTGGTACATAGAACGACAGGAGGTTCTTCTTTAAGAGAACCGTCATACATATGAACTTCGTAATATCCAGTAGACTCGTTGAGGAAAATCTTTGCAAAGATATCATCATCATTGTCTTTATAGAACGAACCTATGATAGCTAATAGACTAGTCATTATTTAAACTCCGCAGTTGCCATGATCTCAATCATACATGCAACGGTATTTAGTTCATGGTCGGCGACAAATGCGTTCTTATACTGGTACTCTGCGAGGATAAGGATAATCTGCGGGATAGACTGAGGAGCGAGTGAATCGTTCAACCCATCATAGATCTTGCGGAAAATCGCCGCCGGTTCACTGTCCATGTTATCTGCAACCCATTGACGCATCTTCTTGAAGTCCTTATCTTTAAGTGAGGTCATCAACGGATCGATATTGGACTTGTTCATCCAGGATAACATACCACTGTCAATCGCACCAGATGCGCCATAACGTTGACACTCATTGATGACACGACGCCAATCAGGAGCGAACTTCATGATGACTTCTGCAAGTACCTTGTCGTCGTATGTCACGGTCTCGGTGTCTAGAATACCCTTCAATCGCTTCATGAACTGAGCGAGTAGTTTAGGTGTATCTTTCTTTGCTATATTGAACTCGATCACTGCACAACGAGAGTGGAGTGGTTCGATGATACGGTTCTTGAAGTTACATGTCAGGATGAAGCGACAGTTATTACTGAACTCCTCCATGAATCCACGCAATGCCGGTTGAGTTGATTGTGCATTAAGATAATCTGCCTCATCGAGGATGACGACCTTATATCCACCAGACAAAGATACGGTAGACGCAAACTGTTTGATCTTACCTCGCAATGTGTCGATGTTACCATCTTCAGATGCGTTGATGATCATGTAGTCCAGATCTAGTTCATTACATAGTGCCTTAGCGACCGTAGTCTTACCCAGACCAGCGGTTCCACATAACAACATGTGGTGCATCTCACCAGTCTTCACAATCTCTTGGAAGGTGGATTTGATATGCTCAGGTAGAATACAATCTTCAATAGTCTGTGGACGATATTTCTCAACCCACAAAAAGTCATTTACGCTCATATAGTTCTTTCAATCAAAAAATAGTTCAAGTGTGTTTGCAGAACGACGACGTTGTTCTTTAGCACTACCATTCTTCTTACGATTATCATAACACGGGATACATGCTTTATATACTGCATTAGGATCACCTTCAACCCGATCAGTTCTTACGTAGAACTCGGCGAGGGGTTTCATCTTTTTGCAGAGGTTGCATCCACTCATCAATTTATACCGATGTCCATGTATATTAGCATTCGTAGAGTATACATCTTTCGGTAATCGGCGGTGGACACGTGAGGTATGTTCGGCACGTTTATCCCAAGTCATTTGATAATCTCCATAATATAAAAAGGGGAATGTGACTATTATACCACATTCCCCTAGTAGTGTAAACCCCTCAGTCGGGTTTACTCTCTTCGGTCTTTAGGCGAACAACTCACCACCGACAGAAGCGTAAGCAGCGGCAACCATTGCCTTTGTAGGAGTACCGACACGATACTTAGTAGTCTTGCCACCCTTTGATAGAGTAGCCTCGTTAGCATAAACGCATACACCAGACAAACGAAGTTGACGGACTGCCTCATGAGGATTCTTGATACCGAATTGAGCAGTAATTTGCTTAGCGGTCAAAGATGCGCCAGATTTCAATGCGGTTTCGAGTTTAGATGTTTTAGTCATTTCAGTTTTCCTTATATAGAATGATAAATTTGTGGATTATCCCACGATGGTTTCGTATAGAGTTTCAAGTTCTTCCTGTTCTTCCTTGACCTCGGAGAAGTTCTGTTTGTGGTAGATCTTCGCCAACTTACGTCCAGGTTTCTTAGGAATTTCGAACTCGTCTTCCATACGTTCGAGGATAGATTTGATCAGATCACGTTCTGCTTCCATCCTCGTCATAGATGCACTGATTTCCATCAGTGCGTCCATAACTTTTTTGCGTTCAGCGGGATCCGTAGGGATCTTCGCAACATTTGTTTGAACGACACTCATAATATAACCTTATATCAATTAAGCGACAGCGGTAGCGGCAGCCTCAGCGTCTGCTTCGGGAGCAGTCTCTTCAGCGGCCTTCGGTGCATTAGAAGTCACGAATGCGGCGAGTCGATCACGACAAGTACCAACGGCACTCATATCGACGCCTTTAAATGCACCACGTTCAGCAGCAAGATCAATGATCCGAACCGCCAAAGCGATGTCGTTCAGTGATACGCCAACTGGCTGTTGTTGCTCAGGGGTTGTAGTAGTTTGTTCAGTCATGCTTTTCTCCTATGTATTAAGCGGTGAATGTTGAAGATTTCTCAAGAGCGACCCAATATTCAATTGGAGTAGTCTTATTTTTAAAATGTGAAATCAGTTTAGAACTGAGTCGTACACGATAGTCTCCAGAGGTAAACTTGAAGTTACCAATGGTGAATACCATACTAAAGTCTGATGCATTGGCAACAGCATTAGCACCAGCACCCAACTCCAAGTCAAAGGAGTTTGATGTAGGGTTCTTTGTGTCGGTGACTTTGATAACAATTTCACCAGCACTATTCTTAGTGATCACAACATCAGATACACCCAATGTAGACGCAGCCTTGCGAAGAGTATTTAGTTGAGAATCGGTTAGATCGAACTCAATCTCACACTGAGGCATTGTAATATCTTTTGATGGTGCAGTCAGGTTTGATACATCACTGAAGAAGTAGTTTACCGACTGTGAACCAGAAGTATCACGAACTTTCAACGCAGAATTGTTCACGAACTCAAGATTTGGTGTATCAAACATACCGACAACACTTAGGAACTCATTCAGATCATAGATACCGAATTCCTGAGGAATGGTTTCCGTGATAGTTGCAGTCGCAAGGATGTTCTTGGCGACAGAGATGGTCTTCAGTTGATTGCCTTGTTTGAACACAAGGTTTGGATTGATACCAGAAAAGTTTTTCAGGATACCGAATGTGTTTTCAGATAGTTGCATAATTTAAACTCCGAGAGGTTTTCGTTTTGATGTGTCTATTATAACACAGACTATTCGCTTTTGCAAGCATTATTTTCTTCAATGTCCAACTCCGCAAGGAACATCAGACAGCATCCAGCATGGGCGAGGTGATGCATTCCTGATTCTGGATCGTAGACTTCACCACGTTTCCATGCCCAGATATGTCGTTGCAGTGCATCGAAGTATCGACGTTTACCATCATCAACATATCGCCAATTCTCACGTTCATACTTTTGAGCGCCGAAGGTCATCACCTTAGCAATCTCTTCAAGAATGAACGGAGGTAGCAAACCGTATTCTGTTTTACCAGAATCGAATTTACGACCTTCGGTTGGGTTATATTTCATATTAGAATTGTTCAGTGGTTGATTCAGTGTCACCATTCTGTTCTGAGACGATGGCCTTGGAGTCGACTTTGGTATACAAGTCAGCGAACGCAGCCTTAGTATCTTCATCGAAGCGAGCGATACCACGAGTAATCGCCTTCATCTTATCACCGAAGATAGAGTAGATCTGTACAATGTGACACAGACGACGAGTAGTGATAACCTCATCAACACCGCCATCGGCGAATGTCTTACGGATAATTTCTGCCCATGTGATCAGGTTGTCGCAGAATTCTGTGTCGACTTTGTTGAACTTTTCCATGTGTTTCATGACGATCTTGG